TAGTATTTGTTTAATTTGTAAAAGAATGTAATTCTTCGACTTCATTATTTTATACGAAATGTTTTTCTATCGAGAGAAGTCACGCAAGCGTAAAATTCTGGATTTTCAATAACATTATGTTTTATTCGTTCCCATCGTCGCCGGGAATTAAATTCCGGTAACGTATCAAAACTCATAAAATCATTTTCATCGTATGTTCTCTTCATCTGTATTTTTTTTGTATGCATTTTATATTTCTCTTCATTGAATTTTCTAACAAGATCAGCCTGTTCAAATTTAGAATACCCGACAAAGAAAATGAAAACAGTGTATTCAAGATCAACTGTAGCACTCTCCTTTACATTAAAAGTAAAGCTCGTGTACTCACCTTCTTTTAATGACACCACCCCCCGCGTTTCTTCCTCAAGCTCTCTAAGAGCTGTTCGTAATGGAGTGAATATTTCTCTTCTACGACACCCACCTGTTACAAATATCCACTCTTTAAATTGTTTATCTCGCACCGTAAGAAAACGGGGTGTATCTCCGGCGAATGTGACTGGAATGGCTATAGCTTTATGTTTCTTCATTGCTCATTAGCTTCTATAATCCCCTGATAAGTTTATTCGGAAGAAATATCCACAGGACTTTGTCCTCGCGTCACACGTTTTTCAGGTGTTTTAGATTTGGGTTGAGCTCCCGGTACCGCTTGTGGTTTCGCCTGCTGAGACGCTTGTGCCTGTCTATTCAGTTGTACCTGACGTTTCATTTGTTCCTGTTGTTCTATAAATTGCTTTTCTTCTTCTTTAACTTTATCAAGAAACGAGGTAATTTTCGTGATTTCTTCTTTAGAACCCCTAAGTTCCCTGTACATATATACAGAGGCTGCGATACAGACTATGACAGCGAGAACCGTAGCCGTTTCCCTGTCAAAGGCGAACATTTTGTGATTAAAATACTCGTCTTGTTTTTAAGTAGATACAATAGCACCCAATTTAGACGTTTCACCTTGGGGGCACTCATATCCTTTTTGACCAAATTGAACTTCCTGGTAATGACCTTCTTTACAGGGTGCGTTTTCTGTGGGTATGTATTTATTAAGTGTTCCGGATTTAGGATCGTAGGTGATCATAAACACGAATGCTAGGAGAAAAAGAAGTCCCCACATTTACTATTATATGGGATTTAATTGGAGTACATAAGACCACCCATACCATTTTCGATACGGAGGATGTTATAGTTGACAGCGTACAAACTACCGTTGAATGTACCAGCATCAGACACCAAACGGGCACTGTCTACACGTGAAAAATTCAAGGTACCTGTGGGCTGGAGCTTTGACGTATCAAGGCAGAACGGATACAGGAAGTGGGTCGCGATGCTACTGTTCATAGTGCTGAACGGGGTATGGTAATACATGGATGCGGACGTGTAGTGAGGGCTCGCCATCTTCGCATCGCCGACATCTGTACCGTTGATTTGAAGTATCACCTTACCACCAGCAATACCGTAATCGGCACCTGTAGGCAGACCAGTGGCGGGGGTTACACCCACAGCCGCGATGAACTTGACGGGGTGGTTCAAGTTGAGCTCTTGGATCAAATCCCCTGAAGCGACAGCCTCTTGCGTCTGAGTGATGAGCATGTTATGCGGCGCTGATGAAACCGCCGTACGTTCATCGGTATCCAAATAGATGAATTGCGCGTGCACTTCATAATCCTTCGCCGCGACAACGGTATTCCATGAGATTCGGATCTCGACATCATGATACTGGAGCGCCACGAGCGGGAGTGCCGACTGGGCATTTTCGCAAAACGAAAAGCGGAGCGGGTAGAACCCAGATTTGTCAGCCGAGGCGGCCGCGAGAGACTTGGAGTACGTTTGAGAAAGCATGGCGGGTGCGATTTCTTGCGAAAAAACTGACGTTTGTGTGTCAATAATCTGACCACCGATCAACAGTTCAACCTTCTTAATTTGCCCTTCCCAACCAGCTCGTGTTGTAGAGTCATTGGGTGTGCGGTTGGAAATGTAGACGTGACCGAGCATGTCACCCTTGCGTTCGAAACGCACGGTGGACATACCATTCGTAGAGGGGTTACCCTGGATAACCTGCTTTTCAACAGTTTGGGCAAAGTTTGTGTGACGCTTGTACGTCGATCTGAAAAAGGATACTTCGGGGTTACCCACGATGTGTGCATCCTGAGCACCCACGGCAACGAGTTGGGCGATACCACCGGACATTTATATTATACTATGTTTTTATTTTTAAGCGTTAGAATAAGGGAATTTTTGTATTGATCGAATTATTTATATTTATCGCGTTTCTAACTTTTGTACACGTGAGATGAGTGTCAAAACGAGCGCTTCGAGGTTTTTTGTTTTGACCTTTTCGGCTTGGAGGTCTGCATCGAGTTCTTGGATCGCCTTAACTGCGACAACGAATATTCCCTGATAATTAAGACCAAGTGGTGTTTGTGTTTCCACAGTTTTTATGTACGTATCTTTATATCTATCCTTATTTTCAGATGTCAAGTCTGTATACTCATCTAATGTAATCACATTCGATTCGTATATAAATTTACGCGTGTATTTAACTTTTTCTTCTTCATTTAAATCGTTATATTCTTCGGGTGATATGGATTCATCAATTATTTCCATTTCCTCACCAGCCACGAGGAAAGCGAGTTCGGGGATGTTACGAACATCTTGTGCAATAAATCCATATTCGTCTCCATGTGTAAAGCCCTCCCATGGTTTCGTTTCTGCATTTTTCACGGTTTCCCAATTTTCATCAGTTGGTATCCAGCTACCCTTAGCATCTGATGGGAATGTCATAATTTTCTCATATTTTTGAGGTTTAAGTTTACATATAATGTCGAGCGCATTGGTGATATTCTCTTCATTATATTTGATCCTATCATCGGAACCGTTAAGACCACCCGATGAGAAGAATAAACTACCATTCACGGACAGCCTATATCCAGGACCCGTCTGCATGATACCGACGTTTCCGTTGTTTTTCACAGTCACATAATCAGTAAATGTTGCTGCCCCGGTTCGCACATCATTAGTCGCTCCAGAAAGACGTATTGTAGCTGGTCCATAAGCAGTTGCCGTAAATAGTCGGGTCGCCCCTCCATCGTATTGCCCCATTCCATACCTGTCTGCTGAACCATATCGTTTTGATATCATATCACCTGGATTACTGGCGGTACAATTTATGACTGGTCCTGTCCCTGAGAAAGTCCCAGACGTAGCCGAGACCGACCCACCACTTTGATTTGTCGCCGTCCCAGCACTATCCGCATACCCAGCTCTCATCTTGTTCCACCCCCCAACACCCCCGTTCTCTTCGTTTCTGTAATACAGATACGAATCGGTTCGGTTTCGGGGTATTGCGAATTGTAAGCTGTAGTTGTTGTATTGCGACCCCAAAGACATGCGTTGATGGTAATATTGTGACGCACCAGAATGTCCTGGACTATTCGTACTACCTTGTACGAAGTGAGCACCAAACTTATCCGTGTTAAGAAATGTATTGAAGTTTGTATAAGTCCCATGACCAGTATCATGCCCCCACGACATTTCATGAGCGTGTTGCCCATCAACGGTGTCGGCGTTTGTCGCCGTTGTCGCCGTGGTGGCGTTCCCGCTAAGTGCCCCGCTAAAAGTTGTCGCTGTAACAGTTCCACTAAAAGTTGGAGAAGTAAGAGTACCGTTTGCTGATTTGTACCCCCCCCCTAAAGGTATATTGACTTGACCTGGTAAGTATTTGAAAAAAGAGCCGTGAGTATCACCATTCCTAACACCAATACATATCCAATTTTCATTCGGAGTCCAATTAGCACCGAGTCCCCAATTCGTTAAACGAAACTTGGTTTGATCCGAAGCTTGCCCCCCCCCAGGGGTAATTTCGTACCATAAACTATTCCAAGTCGCGATTGGAATACCCGCAGTCGTACAGATCACCGTATCATTAGTTGTCCCCCCAATTCTTACAATCGTCCCACTTGTGGGGCAGTCGATGCTATAGTAATTATTAGTTCCATAGTCACTGTGAACGGGAAGGGCGATGATCCGAGCGTCCCACTTCAAGTATCCAGAGCTATTAAATGTAACATTACCACCACCACTTGTAGTATATTGTGCGTGTATGCCGTTAGTAATGGGTGTGGTATCGAACCGCGCTGCATCGAATGTACCACTCGTTATTTTACTTGCAGCTAAGTCTGGAACATCACTGGCTAGAATTCCACTGAACGATGTCGCCTCAACGGTACCATTTACTTTGAGTCTATTCGTGGCGGATGCTACACCCCCGATCCCGACATTACCCGTAGACCTATAAATATTACTTCCACTTAAAGTGAAATAGTTTGTCCCGTCGGTTCCGTTGGTTCCGTTGGTTCCGTTGGTTCCGTTGGTTCCGTTGGTTCCGTCAGCCCCCCTCGGAATCGTAAACTTGAAGTTCGCAGCGGATGAAGATCCTAGATTCGTAACGGATGCGTTCGTCCCAGATGCTCCAGTTACTGTTGTTGCATCGACCGCAACTGTTGCGGCGGGCCCCTGAATACCCTGAACACCTTGAACACCTGTATCACCTCTCGGAATAGTAAACCTAAAGTTCGCAGCGGATGAAGATCCTAGATTTGTAACGGATGCGTCAGTTTCGGCTGCTCCGGTTACTGTTGTTCCATCGACCGCAACCGTTGCGGCGGGACCCTGAATACCCTGAACACCTGTATCACCTCTCGGAATAGTAAACCTAAAGTTCGCAGCGGACGAAGATCCTAGATTTGTAACGGATGCGCCAGTTTCGGCTGCTCCGGTTACTGTTGTTCCATCGACCGCGACTGTTGCGGCGGTACCTGTAATTCCCTGAATACCCTGGCCCCCTCTCGGAATCGTAAACCTAAAGTTCGCAGCGGATGAAGATCCTAGATTTGTAACGGATGCGTCAGTTTCGGCTGCTCCGGTTACTGTTGTTCCATCGACCGCAACTGTCGCGGCGAGACCCGTCGCACCGACGTCACCTCGTGGAATCACGAATTTAAACTCTGCGGCTGTGGGTGTCCCCTCATTCGTGACACTAGCCTCCGTACCGGGTAAACCCGTATCAGTACTGTGGA